GACAGCCGAGCTTAACTATGTTAGCGGTGTAACTTCTGCAATTCAAACCCAGATTGATGCCAAGATGGGCGCGGCTTACACTGGCGACGTTGACATCACTGGCGAACTTATAGCCGACAGCTACAATGAAACCTACGCTGCGGTTACATCGTCCAGCAACGCCACAACGGTCAACTGTGAGAACGCCAACAGCTTCAGCCATACGCTGACAGAGAACACCACGTTTACCTTCAGCAACCCACCTGCAAGCGGTACAGCTTACTCGTTCAGCATTGAGATTATCCAAGACGCTTCTGCCTCTGGCTACACAGTCACATGGCCTGCAAGTGTTGACTGGCCTGCTGCTACTGCTCCAACCCTGACAGCTACAGCTAGTGCGAAGGACATCTTCGTGTTCACTACTCGGGACTCGGGTACAACGTGGTATGGGTTCACAGCTGGTCAGGCTCTAGGATAATAAGGGGCTACAATAATGGCTACTAAGAAAAAGATGCTACAGGCTGCGGCTGGTAATGCTGGTGGTGCTGGCCTTGACGTAGAAGAAGTGTTCTCGACTTACTTGTATGAGGGCAATAGCTCTACACAAACGATCACCAACGGCATTGACCTTGATGGCGAAGGTGGTTTGGTTTGGAGTAAGCGTAGATCGAGTGGCAACCAAAACATCTTAGTTGACACTGAGCGGGGTGCTGGCAATGGCTTGAGGTCAAACGCTACATCTGCCAGCATCTCTGAGTCTAGCGTTATTGGTTTTAACTCAGACGGTTACGATCTTGGTAGCGAGTCTGCGATTAATTATTCAGGTAGCACTAATGTCTCTTGGACATTCCGCAAAGCCCCTAAGTTCTTTACATGCGTTACATGGAGCGGGGATGGAACTGGTGCAAGAACTATTAGCCATAACTTAGGTGCAACAGTAGGTGCTTTATTTATGAAAGCCACCAACGCTGAAATGCAGTGGTTTAGCTACCACAATGGGCTGACAAATCAACAATTCCTTGAACTTAATGCCACGACACAAGCTGTTTCTAGCGCAAATGCTTGGAATAATACAACGCCTACTTCTACTGAATTTTCTGTTGGTTCGTATGGTAACATATCAGGACGCACCTACGTTGCCTACCTCTTCGCCCACAACGATGGTGACGGTGAGTTCGGTGCTGATGGTGATGCTGATATTATCAAGTGTGGGAGTTATGTTAGTAACGAAACCTCACCTCCTGAGATTACTCTTGGATTTGAACCTCAGTGGATACTGATAAAGAAATCAACGGGTGCTGATGAATGGGCTATATTTGATAATATGCGTGGCGTTCCGACTGACGGTAATGATGCTATGCTTAGGCCAAACCTTACAAATGCTGAATATGATGCTGCCAATCAAATAGACTTTACCTCTACTGGTTTTAAATTAACGACTGCTGGGTTAGGTGTTACTAATGCTCCAACAGGCGAAACCTACATCTACATCGCCATACGCCGTGGTACAAAAGTGCCTGAGAGTGCGACTGAGGTGTTTGCTATGGATACCCTTGGTGGAACTTTACCTAATCCACCCGGCTTTTACTCTGGCTGGCCCGTAGATTTGGCTCTGATTACACGGAGAGCTGAAGCAGAGCCTTGGACAGTATACGATAGACTTCGTGGGCCTAGCGTTGAGTTGAGGACAAATGATAACTCTGCAGAGCAATCCGCTACCAATGCTCTTTTCGACCAAATGAATGGTTACTACGAGGGTGGCAGTGTCGTAAGTGATATTTTTAGTTGGATGTGGAAAAGAGCGCCGGGCTATTTCGATGTCGTTGGTTACACGGGGAACGGAACAGCAGGACGTACTGTAAGCCATAACCTAACAGTTGCACCTGAGATGATCTGGGTGAAATCACGGTCAGCAGGAGACAACTGGTATGTTTACCACAAGGATTTAACTTCCGCTGCCTATGCCCTAATCCTCAATTCGACTACTGCTCAGATCAATGCTCCTACATTATGGAATAGCACTACTCCTACAGATAGCGTGTTTACTGTTGGTAGTGATGGAGGAATTAACGGAAGCACAAAGCCTTTCATAGCCTACCTCTTCGCAAGCCTCCCCGGTATATCGAAGGTGGGGAGTTACACGGGGAATGGCTCTAGTCAGACTATCGACTGTGGCTTTACGTCAGGTGCTAGGTTCATCCTAGTGAAACGTACAGACAGCACAGGTGACTGGTATGTGTGGGACACTGAACGTGGTATTGTTACTGGTAATGATCCATACCTGGAGTTGAACACGACAGATGCAGAAGTGACTAGCACGGACTGGGTTGACCCAGACAACAGTGGCTTCATCGTAAACGGCACGACAATCAATGCTTCAAGTGCCTCTTACATCTTCTACGCAATAGCATAATCAACTGACACAGGAGACTTTCAATCATGTCAGAATATCGCAACCGCACAACAGGGGAAGTGAAGACACAAGGGCAATGGCGAGCAGCTAACCCCAATATGTCCCTGCCTCGCACATGGAAAGCAGCCACACTGGATGCACTCAACCTTGACCCTGTACTACGCAGCCCAGCGGCTACTGTAGGTCAGTATCAAACGTCTGCCCGTGATGGCGTTGAGCAAGACGCTAACGGCAACTGGGTGGAGAAGTACGTTGCCCGTGATATGTTTGCTGATACCACTGAGACTGATGACGATGGCAATGTGGTGACAACCACTAAGGCACAGCATGAAGCTGCGTATCAGGCCACGCTGGATGCTAAGACTGCTACAGCTAACCGCACCAAGCGTGATGGCTTGCTGGCTGATACTGATTACTTTGCGTTGACTGATGTTACGATGGATGCTGCAATGACAACCTATCGTCAGGCTTTGCGTGACATTACTGCGCACGCTAACTGGCCTAACTTGGCTGATGCTGACTGGCCAACTAAGCCTTAAAGGGGGAGAAGGCACATGCCGTTAATTCCTCTTAATATTCCAGCAGGCCAGTATCGCAACGGCACTGAGTATCAGTCTCAGGGCCGTTGGCGCGATGCAAACTTAATTCGTTGGCATGAGGGTGCGTTGCGCCCGGTCGGCGGCTGGCGTCAGCGTGGAAGCGTTGATTTGGACGGCGTAGCTCGCACAATGATTGCGTGGGAAGATAACAGTGGTGGCCGACGTGTGGCGTTTGGAACGTACAATAAGTTGTACGCCATGACATCTGGCAACGCTGTTAGCGACATTACGCCAGCAGGCTTTACCGCGGGTCGCGTTGATGCCACATCCTTTACCAGCTACGGCGGCGGCGTTTACGGAAGTAGCCTTTACGGTTTACCCTCAGAGGACTCCGGCACTATTTTCCCGGCGACCACATGGAGCTTGGAGAACTGGGGTGAATACTTGCTGGGCATGACAGCTGATGACGGCAAGATTTATGAGTGGCAGCTTGACGGCGGAACACCAGCCGCAGTTTTATCAAATGCTCCTGTAGATTGTTCCGGCATGATGGTGACTGAAGAGCGCTTTGTTTTTGCTTTTGGTGCGGGCGGCAACCCTCGCAAGATTGCATGGTCTGACCGTGAGGATAACAACACTTGGACCCCAGCGGCGACCAATGAGGCTGGTGACATTGAAGTCCAAACCAACGGCACAATTCTCAAGGGTTTGCGCACGCGCGGGCAGTCATTAATCCTGACGGATCAAGACGCCCACACAGCCACATACAGCGGCCCTCCATTTGTTTATGGCTTTGAGCGTGTAGGTACGTCGTGCGGCTTGATTGCGGCCAACGCGGCTGCGTCAATTGACGAGGGCGTAGTGTGGATGGGCCAGCGCTCATTCTTTATCTACGCTGGCGGCTCTGTGCGAGACTTACCTTGCGAAGTTGCGGATTACGTTTTTAGCGACATGAACAACGACCAGCGGTCAAAGGTTCACGCCGTAGTCAACAGCCGCTTCAATGAAATCTGGTGGTTCTATCCAAGCGCTACCTCCACAGAGTGCGACAGCTACGTTGCATTTGACTACGCAGAAAACATTTGGACCACTGGTACGATTGACCGCACAGCTGGCGTTGATCGTGGCGTATTCCGCCAGCCATTTTGGATTGCTGCCGATGGTGTTTTGTATGAGCAAGAGATTGGCTTTGATTACGGCGGCCAATCTCCATTTGCTGAGACAGGCCCAATTGCGCTTGGTGTAGGCGAGAACGTGATGGCTGTGCGCGGCATGATCCCAGACGAGAATACGCTGGGTGACGTTAATGCCACATTTAAGACACGTTTCTATCCGACAGATACTGAGCGTGATTACGGCCCGTATAACATGGC